ACGCTAAACAACCATCTGGTTATTCTGTTGATGCTACAGTAACCCAATATGTAAAATCTGGGGGAGAAGCCAAAAAATATACTTTTGTTGGAATGTTTCCTTTAGATATTGCACCGATTGACCTTGATTGGGGTTCAAATGATACTATCGAAGAATTCTCGATAACATTTGCATACCAATACTGGACTTCGGCTACCTAATAATATGCAATACATGGAGGGCTCCGGCCCTCCATCCTTTTGAGTAAAAAAACAAATATGGCACAATTAAATAAATTTTCACTTTTTGGTTTTACGATTGCTCGTGATCAAACCGATAAAGAAAAGTTAAATCAACAATCGTTTACCCCACCGCAAAATGATGATGGTGCGCTTACCATTACTTCGGCGGCATACTATGGTACATATGTAGACCTAGATGGTACTGCAAAAAACGAAGTAGAATTAATATCTCGTTATCGTGAAATGGCAATGCAACCTGAAATTGAATCTGCTATTGATGATATCATTAATGAAGCCATTTGTCAAGATGATGATGGTACAACAATTAAGATTGTTCTTGATAAACTGAAACAACCAGAAAAAATCAAGAATGCAATCAAACAAGAATTCGATACTATCCTGAGATTGTTTAATTACAACAATATGGCTCAGGATATTTTCCGCAGATATTATGTGGATGGTAGAATGTACTACCATATTATCGTAGATAAAGAAAACCCACTAGACGGTATCAAAGAACTTCGTTATATCGATCCAAGAAAACTTCGCAAGGTTCGTGAAATCAAAAAAAGAAAAGATGCGCGTACTGGTGTGGAAATTATGGATGTTGTAAATGAATACTATATTTACAACGATAAAGTAGTTACCGGTTCTTCGTCTAATTATGGTCCGGTTGGTGTTCGTATCACTACAGATTCTATTATATCTGTAGTATCTGGTCTAATGGATTCCCGTAGAGCAGTTGTTTTATCCTACCTACATAAAGCAATCAAACCACTTAATCAGTTGCGTATGATTGAGGATGCAACTGTTATCTATAGAATATCCAGAGCACCAGAAAGACGTATTTTCTATATCGACGTTGGTAACTTGCCAAAACAAAAGGCAGAACAATACCTTCGTGATATTATGGTCAAATACAAGAATAAACTAGTATATGATGCACAGACTGGTGAAGTTCGTGATGACCGTAAATATATGTCTATGTTAGAAGATTTCTGGTTGCCTCGTAGAGAAGGTGGTAAGGGTACAGAAATATCTACATTACCAGGCGGCCAAAACTTAGGCGAACTAGAAGACGTAAAGTATTTCGAAAAGAAACTATACAAATCACTTAATGTTCCTATCTCCCGTTTAGAACCAAACCAAGGTTTCTCTATTGGTAGAGTTGCTGAAGTAACCAGAGATGAATTAAAATTCTCTAAGTTTGTTTCTAGGTTGCGTAATAAATTTTCTGAAGTATTCGACAGAGCTCTTAGAGTACAATGCGTTCTCAAAGGAATATGCACTGATGAAGAATGGGATGATTTCAAAGAATACATTTACTATGACTTCATTCAAGACAATAACTTTACTGAACTCAAAGAAGCAGAGTTGATGAAAGAAAGGTTAGGTCTTCTTATGCAGGTTGACCCATATACAGGGCGTTATTATTCACAGACTTGGATACAACGTAATGTATTGCGTATGACTGATGATGAAATCAAACAAATGCAAGAAGAGATTGATGAAGAAAAGGCAATGGGTCTTGGATTACCAACTGATGTTACTAATGCAGTTGCACAACAACAAATGATGGGTGACGTTGAAGGCGAGCAACAAGCCAGTATGTCAAAATACCAATCAGATTTGCAGTTGCAACAACAGAAAAAACAGATGCAAATGATGCCTCCACCTTCTGATACCAAACCTTCACCTAAAAAAGAAGAAACATCAGGAACCTTTAATAAAATAAAACAAATACTATAAATAGTTACATTTGGAGATATAAAAAATGTCTAACGCAAGAGCAATCATAGATTATGCAATGCAAGATAGTGGTACAGAAATCCGCAATGCATTATATGCCGAAATCCACGATAAAGTATTAGCACATATCGAATCAATGAAATCAGAATTATCTGGTGGTATTATTACACAGGAAGAAACTTCTTGTGACTATGATGATACAAAAAGCGAAATCGAAAAGAAAGAAAAGAAAATTAAAAAACTGAAAGAAGAAATTGCTCTTTTAGAAATGAGTAAATGTGATATGGAAGATGATGAAGACGAGGATGAAGATGAAGAAGATGATGATGAGGATGAACTTTCTAAAAAGAAAAAGAAATTAAAGAAAGCAGAAAAGAAATTGAAAAAATTAAAAGAATCTATTGAAGAAGAAGATGAGTGGGAAGAAGAAGACGAAGAAGATGAATGGGAAGATGATTCTGAATAACTATAAGGTGTAATAAATGGCAATCGCAAACAGTCAACAAATATTAATTGACACCACTAAAAGAACAGTTATTAAGCGCGTCGGTATTTTAGACTCACCTGAATCTGAAACTGTAATTATTAACCCGCGTTCACTATCTGGTGTTTTAGATGCCAATGGCGCTCTTTGGACAACCGGAAATACATTACCATCTGGGTTTGGTGCAAATTGTTATACCATCAAAAGAATTGTATATAACATAGACGCAGAAGTTGGTCATTTACAATTAAAATGGCAAGGTGATGTTGATGGTAATAGTAAACCCATTGTAGCTCTAGGTGTTGGTGCGGGGGATACAAACCCTAATGATAACTTGCCACCTATATGGAATAATGCAAGTAATCCAACCGGAAATATATCATTATTAACATCAGGTACAACTGCAAACGCATCTTATACTCTGATTATAGAATTACATAAGAATGGTTCTTATTTCCAATCTGGACAGTTCAATGATCCAGCAGCATTCAACTACCCTCCTTATAACTTAAGACCATAATGAAACTTATAACAGAACTTAACGAAACAGTTACTTATCTAACAGAAGAATCTGACGGTAAAAGGTCTCTCTTTATAGAGGGACCATTCCTTGTTGCAGAAAAGACCAATAGAAATGGTCGTTTGTACAAAGAAGCCACTATGCGTAGAGAAGTTAATAGGTACTCAGAAGAATACATAAACAAAAAACGTGCCTTTGGGGAATTGGGTCATCCAGATACCCCGTCAATCAATCTAGATAGAGTATCGCATTTAATCGTGTCTCTCCGTCAAGAAGGAAATGATTGGATAGGCAAAGCTAAAATTCTTGAAACACCAATGGGTAATATCGCAAGAAACCTTATCGAAGGAGGAGCACAATTAGGTGTATCTTCTAGAGGTATGGGTTCCCTTCGTAGTGTCAATGGTGTAAATATAGTTCAAGATGACTTCTATCTGGCCACAGCGGCGGATATTGTAGCAGACCCTTCCGCGCCCGGTGCATTTGTACACGGTATAATGGAAGGAAAAGAATGGATGTTGGTTGACGGTGTTTGGACAGAAATGGAATACGATAGAGCCCGTAAAGAAATTAAAGAAGCTTCACGCGCACAAATCGAAGAAGTTAGTCTACGCATCTTTGAAAACTTCCTCAAAAAACTTTAATATATAAATATCCATATAAAATTCAAGGAGATTTTAAAAAAATGAAAAATTTTAATCTAACCGAAGCCGCTAAGGACATTCTAAGCAATAATGTTGCTTCGAAGCATGGTGGTCAGGAACATGGTGTAGGAGACACCAAATTACCAACAAGTGTAGCATACGGTCAAAAAGATGCTGGTTTAGTTGGTCATTCACCAGAAACTATAGACGATGAAAATCCCGATTATTTGAAAGGTACTCCATCAGCAACACCTCCTGGCGCAAAACCACCTGTAGGTTCTGAACCAAAGAAAGTTCTTGCATCACAACCACAACAAACTCAAGGTCGTTCTGATTTAACATCTACTATGCAGGCATCTGCAAATGAGTATGATAAAATCCGTGATCGTGTTGCATCTAAATTAGCACCACAAACTATGCAATCAAATCCAGGTGCAACTTTCCAATCTTATGGCGAAGATATTGAAGCAATTCTTTCTGGTGAAAACCTTTCAGAAGAATTCAAAACCAAAGCAGCTACTATTTTTGAAGCCGCTGTTGTTGCTCGCGCAAGTGAAGTAATCGCAGAAGCAGAATCAGAAATGGTAGAACAATTTGATCTTGCTATCGAACAAATCAAAGAAGAGATGGCAGAAAAAGTTGACGCTTATCTAAACTATATGGTTGAAGAATGGGTTAAAGAAAATGAACTTGCAATCGTTTCTGGTCTTCGTGCCGAAATTGCAGAATCATTTATCGATGGATTACGTTCACTATTCTCAGAACATTATATTGACATTCCAGAAGAAAAAGTTGATATCATTGAAGAATTGACTGCAAAGATTGAATCTTTGGAATCCGATCTTAATGAACAGATTATTTGTTCAGTTGAACTTAACAAAGAACTGAACGAACACAGAAAGTACGAGGCCATTTACGCAGCTTGTGACGGCCTGACGCAAACCCAAGTGGAAAAATTAAAGTCACTCGCAGAGAGTGTGGAATTCACCACGGAAGAAGAATTTAACGATAAAATTGAAACCATTAAGGAATCTTATTTGGTTAAATCTGACGTTAAGTTCGCAGATAGTTACGCTTTGGACGATGAAGTACTAATCGAAGAAGCATCTACTAATAAAGGCGGTTATGTAGACCCAGATGTGGCAATCTACGCAAAAACCATTTCACAAACTCTGATTAAATAAATAATATTTTTTAACAGATACTAATTAACGGAGATTTAAATGTATCTAACAGAAGAACTACAAAAGAAATGGCAACCAGTTCTGGAACACCCAGAATTGGAAGGCATTAAAGACCCATACAAAAGAGCAGTTACTACTCTTGTACTGGAAAATCAACAACAGGCAATGAGATCAGACCGTGTGGCTCTGAACGAAGCAGACCATGCTGGTCCTAGCAACGTTGCAGGCGGCGTTCAGAACTTCGACCCTATCTTGATTTCTCTGGTTCGTCGTGCATTACCTAACCTGATTGCATACGATGTTGCTGGTGTTCAACCTATGACTGGTCCTACTGGTCTTATTTTCGCAATGAGAGCGAAATATGGTAGCAGCCAAACCGCATCTGGTCAAGAAGCGTTCTACAACGAAGCTAATACCATTTTCTCTGGTTTAACTTCTGCTGCAAACCCATACGGTTTCCAAGGAACAGTTGCAACTGATACTTCAACTGCTTTCCAGAACGTTACCAGTGGTGCAACTACTTCAGGTATTGCTATTCCAACCAGTTATGCAGAACAGTGGGGAACCAATGATTCTGGCGCTAACTCTTTCGGTCAAATGGCATTCTCTATTGAGAAAGTTACCGTTACTGCACAAAGTCGTGCGTTAAAGGCAGAATACTCATTAGAACTGGCACAAGACCTTAAAGCGATTCATGGTCTGGATGCAGAAACAGAACTGTCTAACATTCTGTCTACTGAAATCCTTGCTGAAATTAACCGTGAAGTTATCCGTACTATCTACACTTGCGCTGTTGCTGGTGCTCAGTATGGTACTACAACTGCTGGTTATTTCGACCTAGATACCGACTCTAATGGTCGTTGGTCTGTTGAACGTTTCAAAGGTTTGATCTTCCAGATTGAACGCGATGCAAACGTTATTGCAAAACAGACTCGTCGTGGTAAAGGTAACGTCATGATCGTTTCTTCTGACGTTGCATCTGCTATGGCAATGGCTGGTGTTCTTCAGTATACTCCTGCTCTACAGGCTGACCTGCAAGTAGATGATACTGGTAACACTTTCGCTGGTATGCTTCACGGTCGTATTAAGGTCTATATCGACCCATACTTCGGTGGTTATACTTCTAACCAAGAACTAGTTACCATTGGTTATAAGGGTTCTTCTCCTTATGACGCTGGTCTGTTCTATTGCCCATACGTTCCTCTACAAATGGTTCGTGCTGTTGACCAGTATACTTTCCAACCAAAGATTGGATTCAAAACTCGTTACGGCATGGTAGCAAACCCATTTGCACAAGGTCTAACCGTAGGCAATGGTCAGTTGAATGCGCGTACCAACGTGTACTACCGTCTATTCGGTGTAAAAAACCTTATGTAATGAAATCCCTCATAGAAGGGATAAACCTAAAGGGTGCTTTGGCACCCTTTTTTTATGCACATAAATAGTGGATACCGGAGAATATAATGACTGCAACTTCAAGAACACCAGAAAATACCAACTTCTTACAACCTACAAAGTTCCTGTTAACATTTGAACGAATTCCAAATGTTACTTACTTTTGTCAAGAAATTAACCTGCCTGGTTTATCGATACCACATATTGCAGTGCCTACTCCTGTTTTAGATTATCATGTTGCAGGTAATAAAATTGAATTCGGTGATTTAAATATCCGGTTCATGGTAGATGAAAAATTAAATTCTTGGAAAGATATCTACTACTGGATACAATCCATTGGTTCACCAAAAGGTTTCGATGTAAGAAATAGATTATCTGCATTACAAAATGCAAATAGTGAATCTAAATTTATCAATTATTCTGATGCAGTTTTGACTATATTAAATAACCTAAACAACCCAACTATTCGTGTTCATTTTGCACAATTATTTCCAGTATCTTTATCGGATATTCAATTTGATACAACTCTTTCTGCTGATAATATTATTACGGCCGATGCGAAGTTCATAGTTGAATATTTCGAGTTTGAACCCATCTAATATATAATACGTCAGTTGATTTTTATTCTTTTATTGTGGATTTATTATGGAACCTTTAGAAAAAATTTTAGAACTATGGAAAGAAGATTCTGTTATTGACCAAACAGAACCTAGTAGAGAACTTCTTCGTATACCAGTCCTTCACAGTAAGTATATTGACCTTCTTGCACATTACAAGATGGCCAGTAAAAAGTCGCATTTTCAATTTTTAGAATTGAAACGAAAAAAGTGGGAATACTACACCGGTAAATTATCCAGAGATGAATTGGATGAATTGGGGTGGGAACCATTTCCGTTTACATTAAAATCAGATATTCAAATATATCTCGAATCAGACAAAGACCTAATCACCATAACCAAAAAGAAAGCAATAAATGATGAAGTAGTTTCTGTTATAGAATCTATACTTGGAGAATTGAAGCAAAGAACTTGGCAACTTAAAGAATATATTAATTGGGAGAAATTCGTAAGTGGCGGTTGATATCACAATTTCACAGGTCAACGAGGTCTATGTCAAATTGACTTGTGAAAAATATATAGCAAAAGAACTATCCGAGTATTTTACATTTTATGTGCCAGGTTATAAATTTACTCCTGCATTTAAATCTAAAATATGGGATGGTAAGATACGTCTTTTTAACTTGACAACGAGACAAATATATGCAGGGTTAGTTCCCTATGTTTTGGAGTTTTGCGAGAATAATTCTTACACTCATGAATTCACATACAATAATGTTGAAGATGAGTTTAATGTATATCATGCAGAGAAATTCATCAAGAATTTGAACCTGCATTCATATGGTGAACCAATCACAGTACATGAACACCAGTTAAAAGCGTTCATTGCGGCAATGCAGAGAAAGAAGGCATTATTCATCTCGCC